ACGCTCGGTGGAAACTACTCAGGCATTGTCGTTTGGGGTTGGTCAGCCGAGATGACGCCGTTCTCGACTGTCACCGACTACCACCTGCTCCGCCAGTATGGGTGGCGTCCGCAGCAGGTCAACTCCGAGTTCATGGGCGGGGGCGGGGACACGCTCTCGATGTTCTACTACGGCCTCGATTTGCTCGACCGCATCAACTCGCGGCGACACCGGGGCACGGTCACGATCCCCATGCGCCCTGAGTTGCGCCTTGGGTTTCCCATCTACATCGCTCCCAAGGACCAGATCTGGTACGTCTCGGGGATCTCCCACAACTATCAGGCCGGTGGTAGGGCCACGACACAGGTCACGCTCACGGCCAAACGCGAGAAGTTCAAGGCCCCCAAGGGAACTGGTACCGTCGCGCTCACCAAGTACACCCAGACGGCTGTCAAAGGCGCCACCCCCGCACAGCCCAACCCTGGCGGGGTGTCGTTCCCCTACACAGGGAAGATGCTCTCTGACGGTGGGTCTTTCACTCTCGACATCTCCAACGCGGTCACGTTGCCGCCGACCCCTGCCGACCTCGCGAACGCGGATCCAGCGAACAGCCCGTACGATCCGCTCATTCTCCGCAACCCGCAGACAGGCCGCATCGTGGGGTACCCGAATGCCGTGATGACGTACATCCGGCCTTACGCTCCCAGCATCTCCGACTGGGAGAAGGACGCCGGGGTCAACCCCAACCAGCAGAAGCGAGAGAAGGCGAACAAGAACCTCTCGGCTGACGTCGGCAAGCAACTACTCCAGCAGCAGCAGTCGCTTGTCGTGAACGCGCTCAGCAACCTCCAGGAGAAACACCTCCAGAACCGCTCCTGGTTCGGACTCACCTCGGCTGGATCGTTCATGTACGCCCACGATTTGGGGTACATCCCCGGCGGTATCCCGCAGGCGTCCGTCGATGCCCAAGGGGTCATCGGCGAGTTGGTTCTCCTGCCCATAAGTCAGCTCACCATCAGAGGCACTGCTGGGGACAGCACATCAGCCTCTGGTACGAAGGTGATGATCCGACCCATCTCCGACGCGCGGGGGTTCGAGGTCATCGGGCATTACCGCTATGGGCGTGGTCTTGCGCTTACGGACGGTCAGCTCGTCGACAACGGCCAACAGGCGACGTTCCAGGCGGCCAACGTCTCCATCCAGGTTGCCCTCGCTGGGGACCTCTACGCCTCGCTCACTGCGCAGTCCCAGGGCCTCTCCCAGGTCGCCGGCAATTTCCCCAACCCGACATCGGTCATCGCGAACCTCCAACCCTCCGACTTGCAGACAGCGGGATTCATCTCACCGGGTACGGACGCCCCTCAGTACTCGAGCGCTGGCACCAACTTCATCACCACAGCTACACTCGGGTCGCCTCAGCAGACGGGTGTTTTCCCGAGCGTCGAGGCGTCCCAGCTATCGATGGGTCTCACGCTCGCGGAAATGACCATCGTGGACAACCAGGGCTCGCAAGACGGGCTCAGTTCGACCCAGCCGCAGTGCATGTGTCTCTTGGGTCGCGCTGACCTCGCGTTCATCAACCAGGGCTACCAGGTAGCGACGTTGGCGACGACGACGACGGACCCCAGCACGCTTCCGAACCCAAACGCTCCAGGAGGGGTGACGAGCCCCTCTCCGATACCAGGCGTGGCCGCTGGTGCTTTGTTGGGGTCTCCGGTTCAAGGGAGCCTCTACAACCTCCCACCGGACCAGGTGACCACGGTCATCGACAACTACCTCTACAACCTCTACAAGGCGCTCGACGGACCGCATCAGACCTACGAGCAGGAGCTGCGAGGCGGAATCTACCAGGCGCCACAACCAGGGGCCAACGGTGCGATCTCCGTCGGCCCGACCTCGGCTCTAGGTGATCTCGCGCCACCGTTCAACCCTGCAAGCCAGTTCGCCACCGGCAACCCACTGGCGGCGGCGCAGCAAGCCGAGACGTCGGCGGCCAACATCAGCCAAGCGTGGAACAGCTTCGGTCAGAATCTCCAGAACAACACCAAAATCGCGCAGCTCACGAGCCAGATCACGGCCAACCAAGGGACCCTCTCCTCCCTTCAGAAGCAGCTCGCGCAACTCCAGTCGCAGAGTGGCTCGACCTTCGTTGGCTCACCACCCCTACCGGACCAGATCGCTGCCCTCGAGCAGAAGATCACGACGACCCAGCAGCAGATCGCGAGCGAAGAGACCCAGCTCGGTCAGCTTCGGTCGCAGCAGGCGAGCCAGCCAGTCACCGTCCCGAACCAGGTCCCTGGGGCACCGTCTCCACCCAACACAGCGTACCCCCCGACATCGCAAACCGCTTTCGGCCCGCCAGGGTCCTGACCGGAGTAGTCCATGCCCCTCAAGGAACGTCCGAAGCACGCACCTGGCACATTCCCCGGTCAGGACTTTGTTGGCTCGGAAGGGATCGACGGGGTCCGCATCGGGTACATCACGCGCGTCGACGAGCTTCACATGAAGGCCGACGTCCACATCATCACAGGCGGCGGTACGGATCGCTTCGAGCTGGACCTCACTCAGGCGATGGCTGGGCCCCGCTCGTTCTGGGGCGGCGTCCCCGAGATCAACAGCCATGTCATCCTGGGGTACCGCAAGAAGCACAAGAAGATCTCCGAGGCGATGATCCTCGGGTACCTCCCTCAGGGCAATCTCGCCGGGCTCAAGTTCGACCCCATGGCGCTCGATGACCCGTCGAACATCACGTCCGCCGAGTCCGAACTCTACCAACAGACGTTCACTCCCACGACGCGCGTCAAGCGCCTGAAGCTGCGTCCCGGCGACGTCGGGGGTATGTCCGCGGGCGGGTCCGAACTGGTGCTGAACAACAGCATTCAGATGCTCAATCGAGCGGGGGATATGATCGAGCTGCGCGACTCCGAGCGGCTCCTCATCTCGCAAGCGATCAACCAGTTCCACTCTGGTTCTGGGGTCAAAACTCAGTTCGGTCCGACGCGACGAACGGTCTTCTACTTGCCGCCGGACATCTTCCAAGGCGACGACCCTACGAAGCCTCTGCTCGAAGCGCCGATGGGGGACAACCCGGCCAACCCAACGCCGATCTCTCAGCTCAGTGCCACAGTCCCACAGCACTACTTTGGACAGTCCGTCCTCCAAGCGCTTGGCCCTGGCAACCCCGGCGATCCGACGAAGTACACGAACGCCGCAGGGGTCGTGAACTCGTTCTTCAACAACACGGCGGAGTATCCACCCGTCGTCTACTCGAACGGGAAGCGGGCGTTCTTCGCAGCGGACATCCCTTTCGCGAACTTCGAGAGCGCGAACACGCCGGCCAACGTCTACACAGAGCACCGGATCGAGCTGAAGCACCAGACGGACGCGGTGCAGGATGTCCTCGACGAGATCGATGGGTTCAACGTCGATACGCTCCATCCGCGCCCGTACATCGAGCACGTGATGGGGACCGTGGTCGGCAACGACCCTTCGTCCGATGACGGGATGGAACTCTACGGGCAGATCCTGAAACCCACCCTCTTCGACAACTGGCAGTCGAAGTCTCCCGGTCGGTTCAAGATGCTCGCCACCAACCGTACGGTGGGCCAAAACGATCTCGAACCGGCCAATCAGGCGGGGGCGTTCCTCTTCAGGGTCAACCCACCCCAAAGTCCCTCCGAGGACGACCCGTTCGCCCTCTGCATCTCCAAGCAGGGCAAGGTCTACGTCAACATCCCAGGGTCGAACGTCGAGGACACATACGACGGGACCAAGAACGTCAGTTTGGAGGCCATGCTCGGCGGCGGGTTGAAGGCGTATGTCGGCAAAGAGGCCCTGAGCGGGGAGAGCATCCACCTCTTCTGCGAGGGCGCCATCCATTTCGAGGTCAACGGGGATGCCAGCGGCAACGGCGTGACCCCGATCTTCAACTGCGCGTACAACGTCCAGTTCAACGGGGGAAACAACAACCCCGCCACGCCAGGTACCGCGGGGCAAGCCTACTCCGAACAGATCCGAGGTAACTGCCAGAGGGCCATCTCAGGCGACGACGTCAAGACGATCAACGGGTCGTGTCACACCATCGTCGACGGCCAGCACGCAACGCAGGCGACCCGAGTCCTCGTGAACGCGACGAGCGGTAATACGCTCAACGCGTCCGAGGACAACAAGATGATCTCGGGCAAGAGCCAGTACAACTACGGGCTCGCGGTGCTCGAAAACATCGCGGCCGGTGGGAAGATCTCCACCATCCTCGCCGGGGGCCTCATCCAGAACGTCGTGACGGGAGCCCAGGTCACCAACGTGGCCGGGGGCGCCATGTCGGACAATGTGGGTGCAGCCTATTCCCTGGCGGCCGGCGGGGCGGCGGCGTTCACGGCAGGTGGGGCCGCGACCATGACGGCCGGGGGCGCGGTGAGCGTTACCGGAGGGGCTGCGGTCTCGATTACGGCGGGCATCGCAGCCACCGTCACATCCCCTGTGGCGGTCTCCCTGACCTCGCCTCAGTGCCTCCTGGGCGGCCCTCCCGCCGTTCTAGGGATTTCTCGGGGGTTGCCCATCATGCCTCCGCTGACTCCCTCGCTCGACTGGATCACCGGCCTGGCTTTGATGGGTTGTGCAGTAAACCGTTCTATCTGAGGTCCAATGACGATCCGAGTAGCTTCCCTCAACGCTGACCAGAAGCTGGAGCATAACGGCAAGCGGCGAGTTGCCAATGCAGCTTACTATGCG